ATTACGGCGCAAAAAAAGGTTCTAAACATCTTCATGATTATTTTGAGTTATTCTATAAAAATGTATTTTTTCCCACTCTGGAAGAGTATAAAATAGAAACAGTAATTCATATGGGAGACGCTTTTGATAGTCGTAAATCAATTGATTATCAAAGTTTAGAATGGGCAAAGAGAGTTGTATTTGACCCACTTAAAAAATATGAAGTTCATATGATTGTGGGCAATCATGATTGTTATCTAAAAAATTCTAATCATATAAACTCACCAGATCTTCTTCTTAAAGATTATCCAAACATAAAAACTTATAGTTTTCCAACAAATATTAAACTAGGAGAATTGGATATCTGTTTTATTCCTTGGATTTGTAGTGAAAATTTTGATGAAACCTTAAAAGTTATTGATAATACTAAAGCAAATATTTTAATGGGTCATCTTGAATTAAACGGATTTAAGGTAAATAAGCACCTTGTAATGGAAAATCATGGACTAGATGCAAAAATTTTTAAAAAATTTAAAAAAGTATTTTCCGGACATTATCATACTCGTTCAGATAATGGAAAGATTTTTTATCTAGGTAATCCATATGAAATGTATTGGTCTGATGTAAATGATACTCGTGGATTTCATATTTTTGATACAAAAACACTGGAACACACTCCTATTAATAATCAATATAAATTATTTTATAACATTTATTATGATGATACTCCTCATCAATCATTTGATGTATCTAAATATGTGAACAAGATTGTTAAAGTAATTGTTAAGCAAAAATCTAACCCCAAAGACTTTGAAAAATTTATTGATAAACTTTATAAAATAGGAGTTCAAGAACTTAAAATTGTTGAAAATTTTGAAATTATTGAAAATCAAGATTTTGTTATCGATGAAGAAGAAAATACTATATCAATATTAAATAGGTATATCGACGAATCTGAATTTAGTTATGATAAAAATACAATTAAAACTATATTTCAAAATTTATATAAACAAGCTAGCGAAGTAGAATAAAATGTTTCTTCTTACTCTTAAAGGTCGAAAAGATGATGGTGCATATGCGGTTCAGGATCAGTATGGTGAAAAAGTATTATATTTATTTGAGGATGAAGACGATGCAAGTCGATATGCTATGATGCTTCATGATGATGAAAATTACGAAAAAGAAATGCAAATTATAGAAGTTGATGATGATCTTACGATAAAAACTTGCAAAATTCATAATTACAAGTATACTATAATTACTCCTAATGATATTGTAATACCACCTAAAGTATGATTATCTTTAAAAAAATTCGGTGGAGAAATTTTCTTTCGACTGGGCAACATGAAATTGAAGTTAATTTTCAAAAAAATAATGTTAACCTTATAGTGGGTGTCAACGGTAGTGGCAAGAGTACCGTATTAGATGCTTTAACCTTTGTTTTATTCAATAAACCTTTTAGAAAGATTACAAAACCTCAACTTGTAAATACCACAAACGAAAAAGACTGTTTAGTTGAAATTGAATTTTCTATAAATGGTCGTGATTATTTGGTTCGTCGTGGTATCAAACCAAATATTTTTGATATTGAGATGGATGGAAATCTTTTTAATAAAGAATCTGATGATCGAGCAAATCAAAAAATATTGGAAGACACAATTCTTAAGGTTAATTATCGTAGTTTTACTCAAATTATAATTCTAGGTTCTAGTACTTTCATACCTTTTATGCAACTTACGACTGCGAACCGTCGTGAAGTAATTGAAGACCTATTAGATATTCGTATTTTTTCTGCGATGAATGGAATTGTTAAGGATAATATTAGATCACAGAAAGATCAAATTAAATCTTTAGAATTGCGTAAAGAAAATTTTAAAGATAAATTAACAATGCAAAAAAACTTTATTGAGGAACTTGAGAATCGTGGAAATGCCAATATAAATGCCAATAAAGAAAAGATTGCTAATTTAGATTCTGAAGTTAATCATTATTTTCTTGAGAATGGACGGATAGAGGAAGATATATTTAAGTACATTAAAGAACAAGAAGATGTTATTGGTGCCGGAGATAAATTAATTAAACTTAATAATATTAAGGGAAAATTATCACATAAAGTATCATCTCTTACTAAAGAACACAAATTTTTTACTGAAAATATAATTTGCCCTACTTGTACACAAACCATAAAAGAAGATTTTCGATTAAATAGAATAGAAGATTCTATAACTAAATCAAAAGAACTTAAATCTGGATCTGATGAATTAGAAAAAACTATAGAGTTTGAACAAGAGCGTGAGCGTCAATTTGGTATTCTTTCTCGGGAGATTGTAAAATTAAATAATGAAATTTCTAAAAATAATACTCGAATTTCAAGCAACCAGAGACAAATTAATGAAATTGAATCTGAAGTTCAAAAAATTGCCGAACAATTTGAAAATAGAAATATTGAACACAAAAAATTAGAAGAATTTAGAGATAATCTTGAAAAAATATCAGATACTCTTTCTCATAAAAAAGAAGAAATTGTTTATTATGACTTTGCGTACTCTTTACTTAAAGATGATGGTGTAAAAACTAAAATAATTAAAAAATATCTTCCTTTTATCAATCAACAAGTAAATCGATATTTGCAGATGATGGACTTTTATATTAATTTCAATCTTGATGAAGAATTTAATGAAACTATAAAATCTCCTATTCATGAAGACTTCTCTTATAGTTCTTTTAGTGAGGGTGAAAAATCGAGAATAGACCTATCTTTACTGTTTGCTTGGAGAGAAGTTGCAAAAATTAAAAATTCAGTAAACTGTAATCTTTTGTTATTTGATGAAGTTTTTGATTCTTCTTTAGATGGATTTGGTGCTGATGAATTTTTGAAAATTATTAATTATGTGGTTAAAGATACTAATGTATTTGTAATATCTCATAAATCAGATCTTCAGGATAAGTTTGATGCTACAATAAAATTTGAGAAAAAAAATGGATTTTCATATAAAACTGAAATATAACACTTATTTTTTATAAATAATTCAAAAGTATTTGTATAAAATGAGAGATCAAGAACTTATTGGTTTATATGAAGCCTATAAAGAGGTTCATAGACCTACCGAAACTACAGAAGAATTGGAGTATGATACTCAATCTTCATATCAAGATTGGGTGAACCAACTCGTAGAAGAAGGTTATGACCTATCTAATTGGACTGATGAAGGACTTTATGAACTTTATTATAATGAGGAAAGAGCCTCAGGAGTAAAAGAATATCGAGGTGGTGGTTATTCTCTTAGAAAAGAAGTTAGAAAATCTGATGAAGTAAAACCAGCAGGAAAGAAACCAGAAGGAGAAACTAGTGGTTATGGTCAAGTAAGACCAGATGGCAAAGATCCATTAAACACTCCTGCAAAAGATGAGCTTAATTTTGCAAACGCTCTTGCACCCAAACCAAAAGCATTTCCTAGAATATTTGGTAAACTTGCTCCTGATAATACTAGGAATAGTGAAATAACCAAAAAAATGGGAAAACCAAAACCAAAAGCACCAGTTAGAAGAACTATAAATGCAGATTTCGAGATGTGGGTAGATGGACTTTTAAATGAGGGTTATGACCTTTCTAACTGGACCAGTATGGGTCTTTATGAATACTATGAACAACTTTGTGAGGAATCTGTTGAGATTGGTCAATCTCCAACGCCAGGCGGAATAACCCCTAAAAGAACGTCTTCCTCTCTCCCTGACGCAGCCCGCAGTGCCCTTGCAGCAGCGCAGACCTTAATTAACAGAACACCTAGAGACCGTAAATTAACTCCAATTGAATCATATAAAGAGTCTTATGACATCATTCTCTCACACTTACTTGATGAAGGATATGCTGATACTGTTGAAAATGCAGAAAGCATTATGGTGAATATGAGTGAAGATTGGAGAGAGAGTATTTGTGAAGCAAATCGTGGTGATGAATATGCAACAAGAGGTATGAGTCCTGATGATGCTCTTAAATATAAACAAGAAAGAAGAAATAACGAATTTGTATCTAATAAACCTAAACCAATGCGTAATTATTATGGAGGACATAGTTCATCAGAACTTAATAGTATGCGACAAGAAAATAAACCTAAGAAAAAATCATTGCCAACATCTGCTGGGTATGATCCTAAAACAGGAAAGAGAGACATTAACAAAATTCCTATGGGAAAATATGAAAATATGTTAGATAAAAAAAGAAATCCCGAAAGACATAAAGGATATTATGGATGAAACCCTAGAACAAGCAGAAGTCATTATGGTGAATATGAGTGAAGAGTGGAGAGAAAGTATTTGTGAAGCACAATATACTCCACCACCACAAATACAACAACCTCCTGCCGAAGTAAGAAAGGCACCGAGAAATAATAAGTCAAGCCCAGTATCAACTCTTGGAACTTCATTAGCAGCAGCATATGTTGGTAATGAAATTGGTAAGAAACTTCTTAAAAAGAAACCAGATGTAAAACCTGTTTTTAAAGCACAATATACTCTTATAGGTTGAGACCACTAGGACACTTCCCAAACTGGCACAAGACCCCACCCAAGGGGTCTTTTTTTGTGCTATAATGACTACGTAATCAACCAAATGACTCAAACTGTCTGCTCTTTATCTCAAAGGGAGGAAAGACTGACAATAACTCATATCAGCAGTTTATGATGCTGGTAGTTGACAGTGTTAACCCAATCTGATATGCTAAGATGAGGTAAATACTCCTTTTTTTGTTTTTGTATTAAAAAATTATGACTGAAAATTTTGAATCAAATTATGAAAGTTTTATTCCAGAAAAACCTCCAGCAGTATCATCTGGTGCTGATATTACCGGAAGTAATCTTCCTGGTGAGATAGGAGAAGATCATCTTTATTTTAATTACAATAACTACTTTGACGATAATGGTTTT